ATTAAGTGGTTTTAATCAATCTAGAAGTAAAATTGTATTAGAAGCTCAATTATGGAATATTTTAACTTCTAAAGAAAAGAAATATTCAATTTCATTTGCAGATCAATTTGATTATGATCTTATTAAGATTATAAAACATTTGAATAAATTCACAGATGAAAAGAATCATGTAATCATTAAAGATACTAGATTGAATACTATTAAAACTAAATATACTCCATATCTAGAAATTTATAATCAGAATAGTAAAAGTGAAAGTTTTGCTAATTGGTATTACGAAAAGAAGCTTCTAGGATATACTTACAATAAGAATCTAAGAGATATTTTTGCGGAAAAGAGAGAAAACCTTAAATATATAAGCGATATTATTGATGAGCAAGTTAATACCAAAGTAGCTTTGGTAGGTCAAATCGAAGAAGTTTATACTGGCGTATCTAAAAATGAAAAGAAAACTAGATATGTAAGATTAAAAATAGCAGATGAAACATCTTCAATTAGCGTGTTAATATTTAATGATAATATTGAAAATAATAAACTATTAAATAATAAAGCTTTTGAAGAAGGCAATATTGTTATAGCAAAAGGCTCAAAAAGAGATGATTGTATATTTGGAGATTTAATAGCAATTCAAGATCATCAAATTTACATGAAATTAAATGATTTAAAAAAGATAGATAAAAATAATTGACATTTATTATCATTAATGATAATATAAGTAATATGATATCTTTTTATAAACCAAATAGCAAAAATACAGGCACAGCTTGTAGTTTTAGCGTAAATTCAAAAGACGGCTCCATTTGGAGTTCATTAATTAAGCAAAGCGCTTGGAACGAAGGCACAAAGACTGGATCATTTTCAGACAATAGAGATAATCCTCAAAAAAGTGCAAAAATTAAATTCTCTATTACAGAAACCGCAGGTTTAATAGACGCTCTAGAAAGAAATACAGAGTTTTCAGCATACCATTCATCTGACAAGCAAATAACAAAAATCAAACTATCACCATATATTAGAGATGATAAACAAGTTGGATTTTCTTATAGCGTTAATAAAGAGAACAAAGATAATATTGAAAACAAGCAATCCTATTTAATTGGATTTTATTTCAATGAGGCTAGACTTTTAAGAGAATTTTTGATTCATTCTCTACATTCAGTCTTCAAGTCTCAAGAATTAGAAAATATTAAAAAATATAAAAATTCAAAACAAACGCAAAGTAATAATACAAATACAGACACTGATGGAGAAATTTGGTAATAAATTGTGAGAAGAAAAAAGGTTTTAATACAAACTGACTTTTCTTTGGCTAAGACTGGTTTTGGAAGAAATGCCAAAGCTATTTTAAAAGCTTTATATTCAAAAGATAAATATGATATTGTACATTATTGCTGTGGACTAAACTGGAGTAATCCAGAAACTTTAAAAGTTCCTTGGAAATGCTTTGGATCTCTTCCTGACGATCAAAAACAATTAGAACAATTAAATAAAGATCCTCTTGCTGCAAGAAACGCTAGTTATGGGGCGCTTCTTTTAGATAGAGTTATCGAACAAGAAAAACCAGATGTTTATATTGCTATCCAAGATATTTGGGGAGTAGATTTTGCAATAGAAAAACCTTGGTTTGAGAAGATATCTTCTGTAATTTGGACGACTTTAGATTCTTTGCCAATTTTAGAATCAGCAATTAAGTATGCTCCAAAAATTAAAAACTATTGGATATGGAGTAACTTCGCTACAAAGGCTTTACATAAATTGGGTTATAAACATGTAAAAACTTTGCATGGAGCATTAGAGGATTCATTCTTTTATAAATTATCAGATTTTGATAGAAGCCAATTAAGAAAAAGACATGGTATACCTCAAGATGCTTTTATTATTGGCTTTGTATTTAGAAATCAATTAAGAAAAAGCGTTCCTAACCTTTTAGAAGGATATGCTCTTTGGAAAAAGCAAAATCCAAATATAAAAAATACATTCCTACTTTTGCATACTCATTGGGCAGAAGGGTGGAACATATATAAATTAGCAGATGAATATGGCGTACCAAAAAATGAAATTTTGACCACATACATTTGCAAAAATTGTCATAATTATGAAATCAAGCCTTTTCAAGGACATGATATAGACTGTAGATTGTGTGGAGCACAAAAGAGTCAAATTACAACTGGAGTTGGTCTTGGAATTAATGAAGTTCAACTTAATGAAGTATATAATTTAATGGATGTTTATTGTCATCCATTTACTAGCGGTGGACAAGAAATACCCATTCAAGAAGCTAAACTTACAGAATTAATCACTTTAGTTACTAATTACTCATGTGGAGAAGAAATGTGTGAGCCAGAAGCTTATTCATTACCTTTGGAATGGGCAGAGTACAGAGAGCATGGCACAGAATTTAAAAAGGCTTCAACATTACCGACTTCTATCGCTCAACAATTAAACGCAGTTCATAAGATGCCAAAAGATAAAAAGATTTTAATGGGTAAAAACGCTAGAGAATGGACTATTAAAAACTTTGGCGTTACTTATGTAAGCAGTATTTTGGAAAAATTTATTGATGATCAACCGTACATAGATCAAGATACTTTAACTATTACTCATCAAGAAAAAGATCCAAACTACATAGTTCCAGATATTAAAAACGATGCAGAATGGATAAAATTTTTATACGCAAATATCTTAAAACGTCCAGAAGTAGATGAAAGAGACGAAGGATTTAAATATTGGATGCAAGAAATTTCAAAAGGAATGAAAAGACCAGATATTGAAAACTACTTCAGAAACGTAGCTCTTCAAGAAAACTCAAAGACTAAGAAGTTTAATTTCGAAGATTTATTAGATCAAAAAGATAATAATAGCAAAATATTATTTGTAATGCCTGAATCAGAAGTAGATTTATTTTTATCAACTTCCTTATTTAAATCTATAAAAGATACTTACCCAAATCATTCTCTATACGTTGCAACAAAATCAGAGTATCATGAAATTCTTGATGGCAATCCATACATTAAAAAAGTAATACAATATATTCCGCAAATGGATGACATCTTATGGCTAGAAGGAGTCTCAGATCATAATGGTTATTTTGATATAGCTTTCTTACCATATGTAAATTCTCAAAGAATTGTGAATTTCTTGCACAATGGTAAAACTAAAATTAACTATTACTTAAAGGACAAATAAAAATGCATTTATTAGAATCTTACGCTTTAAATTGTGGTCTTAAAATAAATCAACCATTTATATATGAAAAAATAGTACCACTTCCATTTAATGATTATATCGTATTAAACTCTGGAGGAAGTTCTGATCCTAAAAATTATACCTACTGGCAAGAAGTTATACTTCTTATTAAGCCATATTTAGATAATAAAAATATTAAAATAATACAATTACTAGAAAAGAACGAAGCTCAATCACTGGATACTCATGGATTAAACGATTTGTCTTTTAATCAAAAAGCTTTTGTTATAAAAAATTCATTACTATATGCTGGCAATGAATCAATGAGTATGCATTTGGCATCGCATTATGATAAAGATATTGTAGTTTTATATTCAAATACAAACCCAAAAAATACTGGACCATTCTTTAATATTAAAAGTAGTCCAGAGATAATAGAAAGTCCTAAAAATAAACCTTCTTATTCAAATGTAGAAATACCTAAAACAATAAATAGAATTAAACCAGAGGATATTGCTAAAGCTATACTCAAAAAATTAAATATAAAGAACAATATAAATATAAATACTTTATACATTGGTGAGGCTTTTCAAACCTCTATACTTGAAATGGTTCCTGATACGTTAATTGATTTAAAAGCGTTTAATACTCAATTTATTAATGTTCGAATGGATTATCTTTTTAACGAACAAATATTAATGAATCAATTACAATTATGTAAATGCGCAATTCTAACAGATAAACCTATAAACCTTGCTATTTATAAGAATTTCAAACAAAACATAGTTCAAACATATTTTATATTATCAAAAGATACAGATTTCGATTATTTAAAAGAATTAAATAAATTAAATGTTAATTTTAATATGATATCATTTTTGGATAAAGAAGAAACTAACAAACTTAAGATAAATACTCTTGAATATGGAATAATATCCGAGGTTCCCTTGAAAAGCAAAATTGATATTTATAATAAATTTAAAGATTTACCAAATTTAAAAATAAGATCAAATAAACTACTTTTAAGCAATAATAAAGTATATCCAACTTTTTGTCATTACAAAAATAATATGAGCTATATTTCTAGTAATCTAGAGTCCATGGATTTCATATATGATCCTCTTATGGCCTACGATATAGATTATTTTTCAATATTTCAAACTACTTGACAAAGACTAAAAGATATAGTATCATTATTAGATGAGTCCAAAAATTAAAAAAGAAGAAGATACAATTTCAATTGGTAGTTCTGAATTATTTGAGTCAGTTATTGTTCAAGAACAAAAGCAGCAAGTTGCAGGAGTAGTTCCACCTAATCTAATAACAAGAAATCAATATGGTCTTGTTGAAGACAAAAGTCTTAATTATATCTTTAATGAAGATGGAAGTATTAATTGGCGTAAAATGGTAAAAACTGAACATCTTGTACCAAATAGACAAAAAACTCAAGAAACAGATGTTTCTAAACTCCAAGATAAAGATCTACTTATTCTTCTTGGTGGTATTAAAGAATTAGCTCAAATTCGTGGATATACAAGCGTAGAATATAAAGTCGTCGCAGCTTCAGAAAATTATTTTGCAACTAGCTGTAGAATTACTTGGCTACCAAATTATGAAACTGGTGGTAAAGAAATAGTTTTTGAATCACTAGCGGATGCAAGCATAAATAATACAAAAAGTTTTGCTAGATTCTTTTTAGCTGCAATTGCAGAAAATAGAGCCTTTGTAAGGTGTGTGCGTAATTTTCTTAAAATAAATATTGTAAGTCAAGAAGAATTAGGAGATGCGAAATTACTAGACGATGCAGTAACTACTCAAGATAATCCTACCTCTCCACACGTTCTATTAGAAAAAGTAATTAAAGAAAAAAATATATCTTTTGATGTCTTAAAAAAGAAATTAATTAAAGAAAAATTTGAAAATGCCGAAAATTTAAATTCAATCTCAGATATACCTAAAGTAAAAATATTTGAATTAATTGAAAGAATTAAAAATATTAAAATTAACAGTTAATGCAAGTTCCACCGCATAATGGATTTCCATCTGGCGCAGCATACAGGACTCCACTCATAAATCGATAACAATTATAATTCAAAGTATAGGCTACTTCTCTGAACTGAATATAAGTTCCAGTTTTTAGATTAACATCTATACTTCCAAGGTAATCTGCAACATCGATTAATGGTAAACTTGAACCAAGTCTGTTTCCAGCTAGGTCATAAATTACAGCATGATTACTTACAAATAATGGAAGATTTGCCATACTAATAATTACACATATTTTTAATTAAAATCTTCTATTTCTATTCTTCGATCTTCAAATCCTTTTAATTTTAAAGCATAAGCTAGTTTGTTATCTATAATAGAACTTTTATATAAACTTTCTCCATTTTTATTCAATAGTTCTTTTTCAATACGTTTTTCATCTGTATTATAAATATAAGATTTATATATAGGTAATTTATTTGTGCGTGATCTGGGTTTTTTATCTAATCCAGTTACTATTAATTTATTTTGTTTGAATATTGAGTTTACTCTAGTAATACTTTCAAAGTCAAATAAATCACTACTTATAGAATCTAATAAATTTTTATTTAAAAGATCTTCTATTAAAATAGTTTTACCAATTTGATGCTCCAATGAATAAATTTTATTATTTACTACGCAACCACTAAATACATTAGTTTTTAAAATTATAAAATTTTTTATTTTATTAAAATCTAAATCTGGAACTTCATATTGCACCAAGTGGTATTTTAAGGTTGGTTCAAGTACACCTTTAATATAAGTTAAAAAGAATTTACCATCCAATTCATATAAGCTAGGATTACATTCTATAATTGCTTCATTTTTATTTATTTTAATTTTATTAAATGGCGTATTTATTTTTAAAATCTCTCCAGAGTCTAAATCTTTAAGGAAGATTTTCCAGGGTCTAGAGTATGTAATCGTATCTTCTTGTTCAGACTGACAATGTAATAATTTTATTTTATTATCTTTTTTGAATAAAAAAGGTTGATGAGTATAAGTTATTTTATTTGTATCATTCACTTAACGATACTATATCTATTAATTTATAAAATAACACCACCCCATCCGCCAGGATAGCCTGCATATGGTGGACAATCACATTTTGAAGTGCATCCGCAACAATCTTCTGGTTTAGCGCATTCTGCATCTGGATTATAACAATCATCGCAACTGTCTGTACAACCACCCTGCGTGCATACATCGCATGCTGGCCCATTTAAAGTTGCATCTGCATCATAGTTACAAGCGTTAGAATCTGTACATCCACAAGTGGCGCATTCATCACAAGCATCACAGCAACAAAATGTTTGTTTAATGCCAGAATTACATTGACAATCCGTAGAACAAGCGCACTCGTCTGTTTCGTTTGGTACATTGGGCATATATCAATATTACACTAAAATTTAATCTTTAAATGGTATTAATTTTCTTCTTATAAATACTAAGTTAATAAAAAATCCAGAAAAAGCACTTAATATATTAGAAACATAATCTAAAGTATACTCTTGAAATGGGTTTAAAAATAAAGTTAAAAATAAACAAATCCAAAAACTACTACATTCATGACAAAGCAATGGCTTTCTGATATAAGGTATTCTAGCTACAAAATTTCTAAAAGGTCTGGAAGCTTCTGTATCAGACCAAGCGTAACTTACTCCAAGACAAACAAACAAGTATAGTAAAAATATCATTTACAAAAAGTAAACATGAATAGAGTCTTCTTTTTCTATAGCCGAAAAACTCCTAAAAACTTTTCCAGATGTTACTCTCCATAAATTAGCCCAATCTTCTTCACTTTTACCAATTTTTATAATTTTACCGCTTAATATTTTTTCTGAATGCAAGGAGCTTGCTAAAGTTATGTCTTTAATTAAATCTGGTCTATGATCTACATATTTATCAAAAATTGATTCATTTCCTGCAACTATTTTTTCGTTAAAAAATTTAGTAACCCTTCCTCTACATGAGCAATTTGGATTCTCTCTAAAAGTCGTTAGGTCCGCTAAAATTTCTGGAAAATCGCGTTTAAGCTCTTCAAATGCGTCTTTATTTTGAAGAATTATATTAATTATATTAGCTAGGTTATTTTTATCAATTTTCATATATTATATTATATATGAATATCAATATATTTCTATTATTTTTTAAGAATTTATATATCCTTGAAAATTCAAATCAAACTTGCCATATTCATTAACTGAGAAATTATAATTTTTATTAGAGTAAATCATTTTATTTAAATTAAAACTTTTAACAATTGCAGAATTATTAATATTTTTAAAATTAACCTGTAAGTCTTTGGTCTGCAAATTAGAAAAGAAACTATAAGGAGAAGAAATAGATTCATCGCTTATTTCAAAATTAAATCTACAAGAAACCTCTATAGGATATTCGCTAGTTACCGCAGAAGGTACATAATTACCAATTGTATATATTGGTAACTTTTTACAAGAATAAGAGATTCCACAATTGCTTACTCTGTTTAAATTTGTTTCAGCCAAGTTAAAATCAATATAACAATAATTAATAGGCGAAATTTCATAATTAATAGCAGAATTATTAGTATTTATACCAGTCAGATAGCTTAATTCTCCCAATACTCTGCCTTGAACAGACACTTCTACTGGTCTATCAAGTTGAGCGTCTATAGAATAACTATCTATAAAACCACTAGAAAAATACAAATATTTGTCACCATATTCAATTTTTCCTGTAAAAAAAGAATTACCAGTATAATCAATAAATGGCTCTGAAGTTCCAGGTATATAATTTAAATTAAAATTAGCAATAATTGGTTGATTTATTATATAATTCATACCAGTATTAGATATAGCAAATGAAGGAGTTATATTCGTATCATAATTTAAGCTTAAACTTTGTATACCAGATATAAAAGTATTATTTAGGTAAAATTTTTGATTTTGAATCTGAGAAACATTAAACATTAAATATAATTACACCCTTTTTAAGTGTAAATTTATAGAGGTTAAAGGTATATGGCAAGCGTTTACGACACAGTATATGGTTGGGCTGTAGGTACTACTTATAGTAAGTACAATATTGTATCTGGATCTAATAGCAAATATTATTATTCTTTAATAGATAATAATCTTGGAAACAATCCAACTACAATTGCTTATTTACAATCTGGATGGGATGGTTATAAATTATTTAATTCTAGTTATATACCAAACTTTTTCTGGCAACCATCTTATCAATCAAGTGCAAAAATTGAACCAAGAGTTAAAAAAATTCAATTTGGAAACGGATACCAACAAAGAATACCAGACGGTATAAATTTTGAACTTAAAAATTTAACTTTAACTTTTGAAAATAGATCAGAAACAGAAACAGTTTCAATTTTACATTTCTTAGAACAAAGAGGCGGACAACAATCTTTCGCTTATAATGTTCCAACTATTTATGCAAAACCTTCTGGAGTTAGTAAATTTATTGCACCCAACTGGGAAACTAATTATAATTTTTACAACAATTATAGTATTAAAACAGTATTTGAAGAAGTCCCAAATTAAAATAATATGCCAACCTCTTTAGAAGTTTACAATCAAATAGTAAGTGGATATAAATCCATAAATACAGAAACAAATAAATTAGAACCATCTGTACCAGTAGTTTTTTATGAAATAGATTTAACTCAAATTTATCCACAGATTAGAAATACCACTACGTTAACAAATCAACCATTACAAAACGGTATTTTAAGAATATATAATGATTACAATTTATACAATTTATCAAGCCAACCGTATGGTACAATAACTTGGAAAAATAATCAGTATTTTCCAATGCCTGTACATGCAGACGGATTTGAAATGAATAGTGCTGGAACTCTTCCAACTCCAAGAATTTTTATTGCAAATAGTAGTCCAGATACTTCAACAAATTCTTTTTATAAATATATAAGATTACAAATTCAATCTTTAGGAGATATTGTTGGCGCAAAATTTACAAGAATTAAAACTTTTTTAAAATATTTAAATGGTGTTAATTTTTCTGGAGGATTTAATCCATATACAGATGATCCATCTATATCTGAAATTGAGTTACCAAAAGACATTTACTATATTGATCGAAAATCTCAAGAAGATAATTTAATTTTAGAATATTCTTTAGGTTCTATTCTAGATGTTGAAGGAGTATTTTTACCTTCAAGAACAATTTTTTCTAATAAATGTCCATTTGAGTATAGAGGCGAAGGATGTTTGTATGAATATGATAGTAGAAGATCTATAGTCCATAGCGGAGTTTATGGAGGAATTGTCAACTCGAGTGGAGTTAATATAAGATTACTACAAACTGCACCACCAGTTGCAACAGAAAATGATCAGCTTTTCTTGGGATCATCTGGTTCAGTTTTTGTTACTGGAGTTAATACTTATGCTGTAAATAGAATTACTGGCGGAGCTGGTGATTTAGGAGCATGGAATACTGGACAAAGTTATACAAGTGGAGATTTTATATATTTACAAAATACAAGTAAATTAAATTATTATTTTGTATGTATTAATAATCATACGTCTTCTTTAGAAAATTCTCCACCAAATACAACATTTTGGTTAGCAGATTCTTGTTCTAAAAGTATTTCTTCATGCAGACTAAGATGGTTAAAAAATCCAGCTTTTAGACCTGTTATTTGGCCAACGGATAGAGGTGGTTGGGATTTAAATTATTATAAATTAGCTGATAGAATGCTTAGAACAGCAATAGAAGCAACTAGTCAGTTAAGTCCACCAGCTTTTGTTGATACAGGTATAAATTCTCCATTTCCAAGAAGACCAGCATGTTGGAATCCAAACTCTGATATTTCGCATGGAATACCAAAAGATTATTTAGGAAATTATTTAAATGGATTTCTTCCATTTGGAGGTTTTCCAGGAACAGATCAACCAAACAATCAATAATGAATACTAAAATTAAAAATAAAATAAGAAATCATGCGATAGAAGAATCTCCGCAGGAATGTTGTGGTTTTGTTATTGAACATAATGGGATTATAGACGTTTTGAAATGTAAAAATATATCTAAAGACCCAATTAATAATTTTAAAATATCTGCTCTAGAATTTTTAAAAATAAAAAATTCATACAATCCACTTTATATTTATCACAGTCATTTAGATGAAGAAAACTTCTCGATGATGGATAAAAATTGCGCAGAAGAATCATCTATAGATTTAATACTTTATATATTAAAAAGCGATACTTTCAAGTATTACAGTTCTAATAATTCAGAAAGTTTAAAATATATTGGAAGAAATATTAATTTTCAACAAACAAATTGTTTTGATTTAGTAAAATTATACTATAAAAATGAATTTAATGTAGATTTAAAATTTCCAGAAAATTTTATAAATGACCATATGCTAAAAGTAAATCAAGAAAATCTTGATCTAGTATTAGAATATGCAAAAATAAATAATCTAGAATTAGATTATACTGATGAATTCATAAACCACGATATATTACTATTTAATAGTGATGGTTATTTTCATTTAGCTATTTATTTAGGAAATGACAAGATTTTAGAACAACCTAGAAATGGGTTTTCAAAAATAACAAATTACTGTAATTACTATAAGAGAAATAAAATAGCTAGACTAAGGAGATCAAAAAATGGTAACAGTTAATTTACACGGTAGATTAGGGGAAGAGATAGGAGAAACATGGCATTTAAATGTTACTTCTGTATCAGAAGCTATGAGAGCAATAGAAGCAAATACTAGAACTTTTAGAAAGTGGCTACTAGATAACTCTAAAACAAAAGGTTATTCTTCATACGCAATACTTATAAACAATAAACCAGTAGAAATTAAAAATCAAGAAAATATAAATGAATTTAAAAATTCAGAAGTATTTATGGAATATGGAGAAAAACTTCAAACAATAGATCTTATACCAGAAGTAATGGGATCTCGTAGCGCTATAATGTTTGTTGTTGCAACAGTTTTAATTATTACAGCAATTTTTGTTCCACCATTAGCTCCAGTTTTAATATTAGGCGCAATTGGATTAATAGCTGCTGGTG